GGGTTCAGTAATGCATAAAAATGTTACCAATCCCACATTCACATTATGAGATTACTCTGTAACTGCCTGTCTTTTACGTAACACGTTCGTTACGTAATCTGCGTCACGTTGTGGGGTTGGGTCCGTCACAATCACTGTGTGCAACGTCACATGGTACAGTTTGTATCCTGATCCGTCAGCACGTATACTTGTAATCACCAAGGGGGGCGGAAAGGCCGCCCGGGTAGTGGAAGGACAAGGACAATGCGGAAAGACGTAAAGGTTTCCTACGAAGAGGTTTTTCTCCCTTCGGGAAGCAATACGTTGAGTATTGCTACGGAAACGACGCCATTGTGATCCGTAGGGGCAAGCCCGCGATTGTGTGATCATGTCGAATCCCTTGGTGTGATACAATTCACACCAAGGGATTTGCATAACCGACAACCACATGCTTAGAATAAGCATGTGCTTCCCGAAAGGCGGGAAGAACGATAGAAGGAATCCGCTATGCAGAAGCGAATCTTCAAGATCAAGGCATACCTATCAGACAAGGACCTCGAATACCACGAGATCAGAACATCCGGCACAACCACTGAGGAAGCGTTCACGAACCTTTCTTTCCTTATGGAAACGAAGTGGGGGATTAACATTCACCCAGCGCAGAGTGTCATTGAGTTCTACGATGAACTCGCTAAGTACACGAACCTTTGCCCGCACGTTGAGATCAATTGCCAGTGGTCGCGATGATGGAAGCAATCGGCAAAGACGTCGACTTCAAGGTTGTCAACACAAAACTTGAAATCAAGCAGATCAAGGCAACGGTGATTGTTTCACGTGAAACAATCCAAATCCACCTCAAAGACAACATGATGGAAATGGACGTGCCGCAAGGGCATTCCATTGAAGTCAGAACGAATGACGGCCTCCATGTGCTCGTCAACAAGCACGCGCAATTCATTGATTGCGTGAACCGCTACCCTGAATTCTTCGGAGAGAATGTTTTCAGGGTAATTTCAACCAACTTCACCAAGAAGTTTCCACAAATTGGAAGGATTTTTTAATCATGAGCAAGGCATTGAGCGTTGTCAAGGACTACGCGGAGAACGGGATTTTCACAACCATCAAGGGTGATTCCATCGACGACCGAATGAGACTGTTCTCAGCAGTCAACGACGCCGAGAAGCTGGCCGACCACATTGGCGAAACCCTGATGGTTTCAAATCTCGTTGTCCAACAGGTTGACGTGACAGACGAAACAACCGGGGAAATCTCCCAGCACCCCAGGGTTATCATCATCACCCCTGAGGACAAGGCGTACTCCGCGATCAGCATTGGGCTGCTGTCTTCTGTGAAGAACATTGTTTCTTTCCTGGGCGACCCGAACGACTGGCCCACCCCACTTGCTTTCAAGGTCGTTGAGAAGCGCGGACGCAACGGCTACCGATTCATGAACCTTGAACTGGCAACCAAGGCCAAGAAGGGCAAGTAGAGGGGAAGAGGGCGGCGGCGGTCGAAAGGCCGCCGCCGCCCGTTCGCATCATGCCAAGACGAAAAAGCGCTGAATTGGACGCCCTTAGGAAAAGGGCAAGACAAGCCGAGAAATCGGCTTCGGCCAAGATCAAGAAGATCGCAAGAGGAACGTACAACCCCGTGAACAATCCCGCCTTGTCATATTTGAACAAAGGTGATTACGGTGTTGATATCACTGGTACTGAATATGATCCCCGCAAGAAACGCGGGACGGTTGACCGAATGTCCAAAAAACAGCTCAATGCCTATATTGATAGGCTTAATGAGTTCACTCGTTCATCGAACATTTCTTATTACGCCGGGGCGAAGGACAGGAAAACCGGCGAGCCCGCAATCATATCATTATCAGCGATGAGCAAACTCGTTCATGCGACAAAAGCAAGGAATGAACGACTCGCCAAGTACCGGGAAGAACAAGCGGAAATGCCACTGCCCTGGAGGGGTAGTGGAATGACAGCGGGTGAATACGATAAAAGATGGAGAGTGCATAGCAGGTACTTCGACAGTAGTAGTGCGTATTCGCTCGAACCAGCCCCGATTCCAATACCCACAAGATACACTAGCGATGCGGCTGCAAGAACGGTTGCGGCCGGTCGCGTTAGGGAGATCACTCCGAAGGCGCATTCTGAACGTATTCAGAACATGCGCGACCAAATCAATGGAATGTTGAAAACCATTGGTGATCCAACTTTGAAAAGGTTGCTTGACCTGAGCGACGAAGTATTATGGTTTCTGTGGACGGCGGATGAATCATTAGCCGATTACTTGGCTTTCCTCTACCTGATGATGATGAACGCGGACAAAGATGATATTATAGATATATTGGAGTCCCGCGCGGGCAACTCATATGAAGAAATTTCGATGATGCTCATATACGGTGAGCATTACGAAGAGATCAAGAGGAATCCGAAATATGCTAAGAAGATCAAGCGCAAGACTCCGACGAAGTCGGCCCTTGCGGGTGGCAGATTTGGAGACTACTACCAGAGAAGATGACCTTCGCGTGTGGGCGTGGGGAATCGCTGACATCGACAATATTGATAACTTCATATACGGGAACACACTTGACGGTTTCTTGCTACACATACAACAAGAGGCCCAAGTGGTTTACTTCCATAACCTTGCCTTCGATAGCGCTTTCATACTAGACCACATAATGAACAACGGCTACAAGTGGGTTAAAGACAACCCCGGACAGGGCGAATTTACCTCACTGATCGACAAGATGGGGAAGTTCTACACTATAACCATCAACTTCCGCAATGCTTTTAAAGTAGAACTCCGCGATTCATTGAAGAAGCTTCCAATGACGGTCGAAGCCATTGCCAAAGCATTCCACCTGGAACAGCGAAAAGGGTCTATCGATTATTATGCTTACAGGGAGCCCGGCCACGAGCTGACAGATGAAGAAGTCGATTACCTAAGGAACGATATCATCATCGTGGCCCAAGCGCTGAAATTGCAATTCGCTAACGGTCTTAAAGCGCTGACAGTCGGTGCCGATTCATTGACGGACTTCAAGCGGGCAACCGGTAAGAAGAATTTCAGGAAATTGTTCCCAGTGCTTCCCAACCCTCTTGACAACGAACTCCGCAAGGCGTATCGGGGTGGGTTCACTTACGCGGACCCGAGATTTTCAAGGAAGATGCTCGGATGCGGAAAGGTGTATGACGTTAACAGTCTCTACCCGTCCGTGATGTATTACAAGCCGATTCCAATAGGCCGACCGTGGTATGAATCGGGAACACCGGAGTTCGGGGATAGGCTTTTCATAACATCTATAACTTTTACGGCCAAGTTAAAAGAGGGTAAAATACCGTGCATTCAAATCAAGAAGAATCCGTTCTTCAAGGGCACTGATTATGTGCATGAAATACCCGAGCCCGTCACACTCGCATGTACTAATGTTGACCTTGCGCTATGGGAAGATCAGTACAATATGAACATACTATCGTTCAACGGAACGTTTTACTTCGATAAAGAAGAGGGTGTTTTCACGAACTTCATAGACAAGTGGATGCAAGTCAAAGCCAATAGTGTTGGCGGGACTAGGCAAATCGCGAAATTGCAGCTGAACAGTCTTTACGGTAAGTTCGCAACTAACACCGATGTCACTTGTAAACATCCCGAACTAGGCAATGATGGTATTGTGAGACTTGTCATGGGCGAGTTCGAGGCCCGTAATCCCGTGTACACCCCCGCAGGCATTTTCATCACTTCTTATGCAAGGGATGTAACTATTAGGGCCGCGCAGTCGCTTTATCCTAGATTCGCTTATGCGGATACGGATTCGCTTCACATACTGGGCGCCGAAGACCCTGACGGACTCGAAGTGCATCCCACAAAACTTGGAGCCTGGAAGCATGAGGGGGATTTTACACGGGCCGTGTACGTCCGGGCCAAGCAATACGGGGAAACTATGAGCGACGGAACCCACGCAGTGCATATTGCCGGAGCACCGAAACAAATAGTGAAAAACCTCACGCCTGAGAACCTTTTGCGCTCCGCCGTGTGGCATGGTAAGCTAATACCCAAGAGGACAAAGGGCGGGATAGTCCTACAACAAACGAACTTCACATTCACCGCCGACTAGCGAAAGGAAAACCATCATGGCCGGAAATCGAGCCACCCTCACCGTCTCCGTTGAGCGGGACCTCCATGACTTTTACAAGGATACCCTTCAGTGGGACAAGCGACTCCGAGTCGCCGATATGTTGCGAGAGGCAGTTCTCGAATACGCGATCAAGAACGGTTTCAAGCCCGCTGAAAAGGCTTCCGACTGACGCATTCGCACAACGCCGCTGGGCAATCGCCCTATGAACGGGCCAGCGGTTAGTTCCCCGGCTGATAACCGGTTTGCGAATTGAATCAGCCAACGGAAGATGGTACCCTGTACGTGTACGCACGTACAGGGTACTTTTATAAGGAGAAAAGCATGGACTTCGATGAACTGATCAAAACACTGAGAGGTGAGGGTGAAAAGCCCGAAACTATTTACGATGACCTCACTAATCTTTACTCGGCGGTCACCCAAGAGAACGAGAGTGCGAGTGCGAAGATCAACGAAATGTCGGCAACGATTGAAACCCTTAACAACGAAATCTCGGGCCTCAAGAGTAAGAACTACGACCTTCTTATGCAAGTGGGCAACAAAAAGGATGGTGATGTTTCACGTGAAACATCAGAGGATGAGGGTGACAAGCCTGATTCCGAGAAGACCCTCGAAGAACTTTACAACATCTGAAAAGGAGACAAGAAATGTCAGTTATTCCAGAGTATGACAACGCAACAATCCTCAACGGGATCAGGAACAGTGGAGGCCTGGACTACCAGCACCGGATACCCGAAGCAACGAAGGCCAACATTCAGGAGGTGATGAAGAAAATCTTCTCTTACCAGCCCTCTAGGAACGAATTCCTTGGTGCGCTCGTGAACCGGATCGGAACTGTTGTGGTGAGGGCCAACACTTGGGCCAATCCGCTTCGTGAGTTCTGGCGCGATAGGATCGCTTTCGGTGATACTCTTGAAGAGATCGCCGTCGGCTTGATAGAATCAAGGATGTACGACCCTAAGAGGGAGTACCTGGAAAAGGACAATTTTGGGCATTTCAAGCCCAATGTTGAGGCGCTTTATCACACGCTGAACCGTAGGGAATTCTACCCTGTAACAGTTCCTGAGATGGAATTGCGCCGCGCTTTCACGAGCGAAAACGGTCTTTCTTCATTGGTCAGTCAGATCGTTCAAGCGCCCGCGAATTCGGACGCTTGGGATGAGTTCATGATCACTTGCAGTCTCTTCGAAGAGTATGAGAAGAATTCGGGATTCTACAAGATCAAGGTGCCGAACCTGATCACAACTCCGTCCGCCGACAATGCGCGCGCCGTGTTGCGCACACTCAGGGCGACGGCGGATAACTTCAAATTCCCGTCCACTAGGTACAATAACGCCCGCATTCACGCATGGGCCAATCATGACGATATCGTGATTTTCGGAACTCCTGAGAACATCGCTTCAATCGATGTCGATGCGCTCGCAGCTGCCTTCAACACTGATAAGGCGAACATGAAGGGTCGGCTTATCGCTATTCCGAAGGAGCAATTCGGAATTGCGGACGCGCAATTCATCGTGACAACGAAGGATTTTTTCGTTACTGCGGATAGCGTCTACGAAACAACAATGCAACAGAATCCTGTTGGTCTTACGACCAACTATTATTTGCATCATTGGTCCGTGATCAGTGCGAGCCGATTCGCCCCCGCCGTTCTTCTCACGGCTGGGGACGCTACACCCGCGATCAACATCACGCCGAAGAATATCGCACTCGGCGAGATCGCGGTCACCACATACGATGGGAAGGCGATCACCGTGGCGTCCGACAAACTCACGCCGGGCAAGAATTACGTTGTCAAGGCCCCCGTGACTGGAACGGATATCGCGGGCCTCACTTGGGGTATCGACTACGAAGTCAGCGGCAATAAGTCGCCCGAAACGATGATCAACAACACGGGCCTTCTCAGCATCGGAGATAGCGAGAAGTCCGACAAGATCACAGTTACGTCCACTCTGGTCGCTGACAACACGAAGACGAAGAGCGTCGCGCTCCTTGTCGATAAGGACCAGGCGTCCGATCACTGATCGAACGCCCGTTCAGCGCCCGGCTGGGAATACCAGCCGGGCGCTGCTATACTACCACTATGGAACTACCTAAAACACCCAACTCGTTCATCGATTACGACTATAGTGTATGGCCCGCAGGAACGCGCCTCACTATGACCAATGTTCCGTGGGACTCCAACTACCGCGATATTGTTCGGTTCAAGTCGCCGGAAGATTGTCAGAAATACGTTCGCAAGGACGGATTCTTCATGGAGATTGAGGCAGTGACTTATTGTCCGCCGAACAGGCCGGTACGCATTAACACCCCCTTCTCGGTTGCCAATATGTATAATTACATTATGATTGAGAATCCCGCGCAGCCGATTGCCGAAGACAAGCCAACCGTTTTCTACTACTTCGTCAATGACGTAAGGTACGTGAGCCCGAACACTACTGAGTTGGATTTGCAACTCGATGTATGGACTACGTATAATTTCACCATTCGCCCGGGAAGGGCCTATGTGGAACGGGGCCACATAGGCATCGCAGCAGACGATGCGATGCACGAATACGGCAGATCGTACCTCACGGTTCCTGAGGGTTTCGACCTTGGCGGCGAGTACATGACGCCCATTACTTCCTACAAAGCTTTTGGCGAATACAAAGACGGCCCATACGATCAGGATAGAATGCAAGATTTTTACATCCTTGTAGGATCAAGCATTTCACTACGAACCGATCCGGGCACTGTGAAGGAACCGAAGATCAAAACAGCCCGGGGGTGGGCGGTCTTCAATTCCCCAACGGCATTGGAATATTATGCTATCGAACCTGTTTCATGGAGTAACTTCCTTGACGGTTTGTCGGAATACCCTTGGATCGCTCAGGGAATACAATCAATCACGCTGATCCCAAGATACTTCCTCACGAACACTCTTCGTCAAGCCGCATTGTTCGGCAAATCGTCATTAGTCAACAACCGCACTGGCACTGGCGGATTCTTCATGTTGTACAACGTCCCGCGCGGGTATAATTACTTCACAGTCGGCAATCTTGGGGCGAGCCTACATCAAGCGTTCCGGGGTTTGTTCGCGGGCATCATCGAATCGCTTGATGATAATCCCAAAGAGGGGGATGTACGTTCAAACAAGGATTTGTACAAAGACAATTGGAATGATAGTGGTGTGTACATGCCCGTGTTCAAGGGGCGTGGTAGGTATCGCTATCTGTATAAGTTCCTCACATATCCCTACTCGTGCATTGAGCTGACAACCCTGACGGGAACCCCAGTGCAATACCGTCCCGAGAACATCCAAGCAACCGATATTCAGCACATGGGTTTGGTGAACTTCATTGAGCCGAACCCCAGGGCGATGTTCTTCATCGCCGGATACAACTCATTCACGGACAATCGCGCGTATAGCGCGCACGGTGATGACACTCATTTGTGGTGTTCTGATGGTTTTGATCGGATGACCGGTTTCTCAGCGATCCCCCACTATTCGGCACCGACTGACCAATCTCTGTTGGCCCAAGCGCAATCCGCGCATTCGATCGCGTATTCAAAGCAATCCGCTGATTGGGCGCAACAAAGGGCATTGAACAGCGCGCAAGTATCACGGGACAACTCCATGCGATCAATAAACAGCGCATACCAACAAAGTGAGGTGGGAAGGGGTGCGCAGCAGCGGTCCACCGATATCGCCAACCAGCAAGCAATAATGGGTGCTATCGGCAATGGTGCGATGGGTCTGTTAGGCTCTGTCGCGTCGGGGAATTTGTTCGGAGGCGTTATGGGGGCAGCGTCCACCGCTTTCAATACGGGTCTTCAAAATCAGACACGCGAAATGCAAACCGCTAATTCGATTGCAGCGTCCCGTGCCACAAGCGGAATGCAGCGCGCTACTGCAACAAGCAATGTTGACGCGAACTGGAATCTGTCACTCAACACGATTCACGGCGATTACGCGAATTCGATTGCCGGGATCAATGCGAAAGTGCAAGACTCTGAGCTGGTCGCCCCGTCGATCATCGGACAGGCGGGGGGTGAGAACCTGATTAGTGCCGCGTTCGGTTGGAAATTGTTCACGCGCTTCAAGACAATTTCCCGCAATGCTATCAAAGTAATTGGAGAATATTGGCTCCGATACGGCTACGCAATGAACGTATGGATTACCGTTCCAGACAGTTTCCAGTGTATGACGAAGTTCACCCACTGGAAGCTACAGGATTTTAGGATTACTACATCAGTATGCCCAGAGCTTTACAGGAATACTATTAGGGGGATTTTCGAGAGAGGCACAACAGTATGGAGCAATCCCGATGAGATCGGGGTTGTCGATACGGCCACTAACGAGCCGGTACACGGAATCACAATCGGAAGGTACAACAAATGAGTAACAAACGAGACGCGGTTATGGAGAGTATCTATTCTCCATTCCTGAGGAACAAAACGCGAAGCAATAATGAAGCGATCAAGAACATCTATATCAGAGTCATTTCCACTATGTGTATGAGTAGGTTCAAATGGAAGAACTTGCCCGACTCCGTGGATGAGCGCTTCTTGGAACTGGCGCTACTACAGCAAGGACTATGCGTCTTCTACTTCGACACCGAGTATGATAGATACATGGCATTGAGGGCGGGGGCTAGTGGAACAATCAACATGTATGACAACCCCACAAGTTTCACGATTATGGGGAATCAAATGGTCCACAAAACTTTGAAAGGTAATGAGTGCGTGCCAATCTGGGCTAACGTGTACCGTTTCCCCGAGTGGGATATCATTGTGAAATATGCTGAGCGATTGGCTAATGTTGAGAACACAATCGACCAGAACATTCGAGCGATGAAGACACCCTTCATCATCAGCTCGAACGCCAACAATAAGTTGACGATTCAGAACGCCTACAAACAGATATCAGAGGGCGAGCCCGTGATTATAGGCACCGAGTCATTCGGTCCCGAAGAGATCATGAACAAAATCCAGGTGTTCACAACAAATTTACCGCATGGAGTTCTCTCGGAGATTCATAGTGCTAGGTCGCGCATTATGAATGAATGCTTGACACTTCTCGGAATTATGAACACGAACACCGAGAAAAAGGAGCGCATGATCGTTGAGGAAGCAACCGGGTCCGCCGGTCACGTGCTCGCCATGCGGGCCGCGTACATGCGGCAAAGAGAGATCGCGTGTGGACAGATCAACAAAATGTATGGGCTGAATGTACAATGCGAATGGGTGCTTGACGATGGAGCATCCTCACACTTCCTTGACGGATTGATCGGCAGTGATATCAATGGCTAATTTCACCATTGAGTTGAAGAAAATCGCGAACAAAAAAGTTGTTCAAAACGCTTTGTCCAACTACCCAATCTTCGATGAATCGCACCGAAAAGAACTCAACGATAAAATCATCGCGCACTACTACAATTATGAAATCGGTCATGAAACAATTGACATGTTCGCATTTCAACTCGGGGTTAAAATGCGTGAGATCATGCCGTACTATAACGAACTCTACAAGAGTGCTGCGCAAAAATTTGACATTCTTGACCAGTTCGATGTCAAATCTGAATCGACTCAGACAACGGACCAAACCGGCTCGAACTCTTCGGCCGCAACCGGATCAACAATTAGTATTGCAACGCAATCAAGCGTTGGGGATAACACTGCGAAATCGCGGGCAATTGCAAGTGATATGCCTCAAACAAGGCTGTCAAGCGATGAAAATTATGCGACAGGTGCCCAGGATTCCATATCGTCAGGGGTAACATCGTCCAAAAGCGATGCGAACAACCGGGACTCTAGCGAGTCGAAATCTGAGGTTACCAGTCGCGCCAAGGGGAACTCTAATTCCATTAGCAGGTCCTACGGGCGTCAATCCAGCGCCCCCGCCCTGATAATGGAGTTCCGTTCGGCAATCCTCAACATTGACATGATGATCATTGACGAATTGTCAGATCTATTCATGGGCCTTTGGGCCACTAACGACAATATTTTTTCAAACTGAAAGGAAAAACAATGGCAGATATTAACCTCCTTCGACTTGCTCCATTCCAATTCGAGTCGGGCGATTTGACCAACATTGTTCCCTTCACATACAGGGACGGCCTCACTTTCTTGGAGCTGATCGAATCCCTTAGAAATTACCTCAATAATACGGTGATCCCCGCAATCAACAATTACAAGAAAGACGATAACGCGGAGACCAAACTCAACGAAAAACTCGCCGAAATCACAAAGATATTCAATGAGAACATGACCCGGATTGAGGTGGGGGACAAAGCGAGTCAAGATGAATTGACGAAGGCGATCAACAAGAGGATTGGCGATGCGATCATCGAAGTCAACAAGACCCTTGAAACGGTTAACATGGCACTCAATCAGAAGAAAAAAGAAGTTGATGACGCAGTTGAGAACATAACGCCTACGATCAACGCGGGTCTTCGTGAACAGAACGTGAAGATTGAGAAGTACAAGACGGACGCGGACAATGCGTTCCAGTCCTACAAGTCAACTATTGATGGGCAAGTTGAATCCATCAAGAACGCGACCGGAATCTCAATCGTGCGGACGATGAGCGGTAACACACTCTCTCCGGGCGCTGATTGGCCGAAGACGAATCCGATTCTTGTAGTAATGGAAAGGCCGTCATTGCCCTTCACTGTGTCAGTGACGGGATTCATTGATCACGTTGTGAAAAAGACGTTCACGAAGCAAAGCGAATGGCCCGCGTTCATCGCACTACCGCTTTTGAACACATGGCATCTGTTCGGGCTCAATGAGTTCAATCCCAACGATATCACGATTCCCCCGCCGTACACGCCGCCCGCCCCGAATTTCACTGAGTTCTCCATGCAGAGGATGAATATTGATACGGAAAGGAAATTCACATGGTTCGTCAAGAAGACCGCCGAGCATTGGAAGATTGAGGACCAGTATGTCGAATGTATTACGCCGGGCCTTTACAATATCAATATTGATATTGCTATCTCTGGTACTGCTGGCACGTGGGGCTCGCTAGTCTACGCGACCGCGCTAGTGAATACTACTGCGGTCAAAACGCATTGGTACATGCGTGCCGCTCAGCTGCAAGTCCGCATGAGCTTCACGAAGAAGTTCAGCAAAGGGGACAAAATCACAATCGGACTCAACGCCCAGGATGACGGGCTGTCGATGTCCGCGACTGATGAATACTCCCTTATGACGGCAACCCTGGTCAGGTAGGGCGTTCTCCCAGGAATAGCGCAATCCGTTGGATTGCGCTATTCTTGTCTTATGGCCTGGAATAGCGTGATGAAGAACGTTGCGGTGAAAACCATCGGCACGGTTGAGGCGGGTATGGATTACTCTACGATCCATGCCCCTGATACACTATCCCTTGGTATTGGCCAATGGGCGATGGAACGCGCTTACGACCTTCTTATGCGCTTTAGTAACAAGGACTTCGGCCCGACAATTAATTCATGGATCGCTCAGGGTCGCGGTTCGTGGACATATTCAGCGCGTCAGTACTCTTATTTGACCGGCACTGATCGTAGCAAGCTTAAAACTAAGCTCGCTAGTGCTGAAGGGCAAGAAATCCAGAATACCCAAATGGTGCGGGACTTCGAGTCCACGTACATTCCCCGTTGTCAGGAATTGGGGATGGATATAAACTCGGAAACGGAGGCGTGTATTTTCCTCTTTTCCCAGTTGCATCAGTACGGGACTTACAATAAGTTCGCCCCTCGCATTGTTGCCAAGGCGGGCGCGCACCCGATCAGCTTGGACCGTATTTACTGGGCAGCCCAGCAGCCCGGGTGCAATGTGGTTGGGGAATACCCGGGAAGATATAATCTCAATTATAGGATGATCAAGAACCGTGAAACCATCCCCGGATTCAATCCGGGCGGTGGAAACGGTGCAACGGACTCAACAACTGAGTACAATTACATCTCAGGACTGCACATGAGCGGCAACGGGCTTCGCGTGCTGGGGGACGCGAATGAATCCCGACTCGCTTTGCAGCCGGGCGGCATTTACACCGCCAACAACATCAGCGCCCGGAAGATTGGTTCTTTATTACTGATCACAACTCCGGGTGGAACAGGCTTCGGCATTCCGTGCGGCGGCGGCTACTACACCGTCTCGGGTGAGATCGCATTGTCCGAGAAGGAGAAGGGCAACGGCGGCGGGGGTGGAGCGCCTTCGGGCAGCATGGAGGTGCTACTCGCAGAGGCCCGGGCGTCGATCAAGAAGTATGCTTACTACCAGCGAGAGGGGCGCTTGTATCCTGATAGGTCTGGCATTACGGATTGCAGTGGTTTCGTGTGGTATTTGTACAAGAAGTACTTCGGCATCGACATTGGTGCTGGCGGGACTTCTGTGATGATCAACTACGGGGGCACTGTGATCGCTGAGGGATCGGGCTCATTCAACGCAACGAACCTGATCCGCGCGGGCGACCTGATCGTTTGCCGTTGGTGGTCGGGTGGTGGGCACGTTGAATTGTGCATGGAAAATGGGTCCAACCGGGTGATTGGTCAACGCGGCCCTGACGGGGTTATGGGCCCCGATTGGGGCAGTGCCACTATGTTCGGTAGTTGCAACTGGAAACTGAAAAGGTACGTGTAGGGATGTCTAAGAAGCTGTCTTACTACGATTACGGCCCCGTGCTGTCTCGCAATGCCGTGATCAACATGGTCATGGGAGCCCGGGGGCTCGGTAAGACCTATGGGGCGAAGAAGATTGTTATAAAAGACTACATCGCGCACGGTAATCAATTCATATACCTAAGAAGGTACAAAGAAGAACAGAGGTCCAAATTCACATTCTTCTCCGACATTGCGCACGAGTTCCCCGACTGGGAATTCCGCGTTAACGGCAACGAAGCTCAGATGAAGCCAGTCGGCGGTGATAGGAAGGAATGGGCTACGTGCGGTTATTTCAACGTTCTTTCTACTTCTCAGCAGAACAAATCAACCGCGTACCCAATGGTCAGAACCATAATTTTTGATGAATTCATCATCGAAAAAGGGAGTGTTAGATACCTTCCCAACGAAGTCAATTACCTATTGAACTTCTATTCCACGGTTGACCGGTGGAAGGATAAGACGCGTGTACTGATGCTGTCGAACAGCATTAGTATCATGAATCCGTATTTCAGCGAGTACAAGATAACACCTGAATCCGAATTCGTCATGCGGGGCAAAGGATTCATTTGCGCGCACTTCGCCGATAGTGAAAGGTTCGCCAATGAGGTTTCGCAAACAAGGTTCGGGCGATTCATCAAGGAATTCCAATCCGAATTCGCCGACTACGCGGTGGGGAATGTGTTCCATGATAACGAAGGATCGTTCATAGGTAAGAAAACGGGTGAGGCCCGTTATATGTTGACGTTGAAAACGCCTAGCGGGTATTTCTCCATTTGGTCAGATATGGTGAACTATTACGCCCAGCGGAAGCGACCCAAGGGCGATGAGCGAATCTATTCGCTTTGGACTTGCAAGCACGTTCCGGGTGAGGTACAATTGGAAAGAAACAGTAAGATACTCCAAATGTTGAGAAGGTTTTACCGTAATGGTAAAATGTATTTCGACATTCAGTCCACTAGGAACACATTCTCCGAGATATTCAGGGGATGATATGAATATAGACACAAGCATACTGATAAGCGCTACTAGCGCGGTCGGCACCGTAGCGGGAATTGCCGCATGGATCGCACCGCGACTACGACGGCTGAATTATCTTTTCGACGATTGGAACGGTGAAGTCGCACGCCCCGGCGTTCCACGTAGGCCCGGCGTTATGGAGCGCCTGGAACAGATAGAGGATAAATTGAATACAATGCCAAACAATGACGGTGTTAAGAAGTTGGATACTCTTATCACCGAACTACTCGAAGAAATGAGGAAAGAAAATGAAAAAGCTCAGCATTGAAAGGCCCATCGTCCGCAAGTGGCTTTACGGAATCTCAATCGCCATAACCGCGTGCATGCTCACGTGGGGCGCGATCAACGGCGACCAGAAAGCCGCACTTGACAGTCTGTCGATTGCGGTTTTCGGAATCGCTTTCATGAACGTCCCTAACTCCAATGATGGTGATGGGGATGCTGAATAACCCTATCACTTCCAAGCGCAATTCACCGCACCGCATCCACGGTCGAATGGGATATGTACCCACAATTATCGTCCTCCATTGGTGGACTCATTGGGGCGAAGAACGCCACTGGAACCTTGTTGACAAATTCCTCAGTGAGAAGACGAACGATTCTTGCCATTACGTTGTTTCCGCCGGGGAAATCACCGAATGCGTTCCCCCGACTGACATCGCGTTCGACATGGAGTTGTCCACGGAGAAGAGTGTGTCAATCGCAATCGACCCTAAATTCTCTAACGGCACTTGGGTATCGCTTGTTACTCTTCTTGCTTGGTTGAAGGACGTGTACAAAATCGACACGATAAAAACGCACTTCGATATCAAGAACAGCGATTGCCCGGGCCCGCTGATCAAGAAGCACAAGCACAATCTTGGTGTTTGTACTCAACAGTTACTCAACGGTAGGAATACCGTCGCCTATAACAAGCCCGGCGATGATGAAACGCTGCTGCCTATTGAGCGCGACTTCCCCGGTTTCGTGGAAGAGAACGGTTTCTGGGATGCTCGGACAACACGGCTCGCACAATTCCGTGCGGGGTTGCAAGTAACCGGCGCGATTGAGAACCAATCCGTTTACTGGGGTAAAATCTTCGATCCCGCCGGCGATAGCTGGCATTGGGTTGAGCCTGAGAAGACGAAGCCCGATAGATTGGTGGAATGGATGCAAAAGGTCATTCGTAGTGAGAAGGATGGTTTGCTCGGACCTAATTTCATCGCGGACTTCTACCTGTACTTCGGACTTGTCCCTAGAACAATGTTTATCCAGAACGATCCTGCGATCATGGAATTCCAGGTCGCTTTGAATAACAATCAATTCAAATAAGGAGAAAAATAATGACAAGTATTGATGCAGCGTGTGATGCCATGCAATGGTTCTGCCAGTACGGGAACTTGGGGTACAACCAAGCCGACAGGTGGGATATCCGGCCCGATGGGTCGGGGGATTGCAGTTCCGCAGTGATCTACACTCTGAGGGTGTATGGGAAACTGCCCGTAGGAAATGCAACCTACACGGGCAATATGCGAAGCGAATTCACCCGCGTCGGGTGGACGTGGCTCCCTGCTGAGAAGTTCACCCCGCAGCGCGGGGACGTGCTTCTCAATGAATCCAGTCATACGGCGCTCATGCTCAGTGACGGCTGGGATGGCGCACTTGCCCAGCTCAGCATTGATGAGAACGGGAACATCAGCGGCGGGGCCGATGGAGACCAGACCGGCTACGAATCGAATACGCGGACCTACTACAACTACCCGTGGGACGGTGTTCTGCGCTGGGAGCGCGGATCCTCGTGGTCGGGGGAGGCCCCGGCGCCCGCCGTTACCGAGACCGACGCCCAACTCTGGTTGGAGGAAGACGGCGTGCCGGGTATTGCAACCAAGCACCGTTTTAATCAGGTATTCGGGGTTGATCCGATTCCTGACAATTGGGATTGGCACGCCAAATGCGCATTCCAAACCTTCCTCAACAACGCAGTGGGAGAGTCCCATATCTACAATCTTGTGGGATACCGCGCACTTGAAGTCGATGGGATTCTCGGGAACGACACGTGGACGGTATTCCAGTTCCTCGCATGGTGCTGGGTGCCGAGCGCGATCCATCTCATTGATCCGTCCTACTCGTTCGCTGAGTGGGTGGACGGTGTTGCCGGTGAAGATACTTATGCAACCCTGCAATACATGTTGAACCGCAGCTACGCCTACTCGAAGAAGCTCATGCAGCAGTAGGCACACAGAAAGGGCCCGGTAGTCGTTTCGACTACCGGGCCCTTAGCGTTTCGCTCAGAGAGGTTCAATGACGAAAGTCAGACTTTCCGGCATTGTGAACCCCACATGAGTGTAACAGTTATAACACCCGAACACCTCCCACTTGAGGTCAAGTGCTTCTTCGGGCGTCATGTCGAATCCCTTAACCGCTGATTCGATCACACGGAACCTTTCGCTGAGGTGCAACCAATACATGTGAAGTGTCTTGGTCTCCCTGTCAAACTTCTGGGCTCGCATGACGATTGCGATTCGTTCGTTGGTGAACTTAGCGTGATGGTTGATGATTTTCATTTCGATCACCTTTCCTTGTTGGTAGTACCAGCATAACACACTCTGAACGTGAGTGCAAATTCAACTCAACATGACGGGCGGGTGGTTCATACCACCCGCCCGTTCCGCTCAATCGATGAGAGCGACAACCATCACCCGATCCTTCGGCCCCATGTACCAGTTCATCATCTCTCCCAGGTCCCTGCACGCTTGGTTCAAACCTTCCAGACCCTCACCCCTTTTGTTGCGAACAATCATAAGATCATCGGCAACTTCAATTTGAATCCGCATTGTCCTTGTCCTTCCACTACCCGGGCGGCCTTTCCGCCCCCCTTGGTGATTACAAGTATACGTGCTGACG